CCGGGTGTCAGGGGTGTTATGTTCTTGAACAAGTGCTCTTTCGGGAAAGTGCATGATAAAGCCCACCAACCCGATAATACCAACGTCAAAACTTCCCACAAAGGAAACCACGACGATGCCAATTCCGCTGATACCATTTTTGGTCCTAAGGGTAAAACAGTGCCCGGGTATTATAGTCCCCTTGTAAACAGTGAACATTGTGTTAAAAGGCAAGAAGCGGTCCTGCCAATGTATTGGATCGATATGGAATTGGTTTAATATTTAAGGAGAATAAAATTTGAAATATAACCATCTAAATTATTTTACCGGCGGTTCCGCCAGTTTTATTTACTGTGAAAAACAGTCGGCCGTGATTTCTTACAACCAAGAGTTTGCTGAAGACCACTGCTCACAATGTGAAATGTTCAATGGTTCTCTCCAAGGGGAAGGCATTGAATGTCTTTACGAAGATCCGGAAGGTGTTGGTCTTCATCCTCCGATTATCCGTGTTGAGGCCCCGGAAATTTTTGAAGCTGTCCGTCACAAGGCAAAATTCGGGAAAAAAGATCCGAAACTGATCATTAACCTCCCGGGGAAAAAACAATAAATGTCCCATGTAAAAACATACTCTCGGACAGATAAAAAAACGGGTAAAGTGACAGTCGTTAAAAGCCATGATGATAAACGTACAAAGTCCGGGAAGAAAAGGTCCTCCTGGGCTAAACACTTTATTAATGCCCCAGATCCGGGCATGATCAAAATGCGTGAGGCTATTACCGACCTTTTACACACAGAGAAAGGCCGGGAAGAACTCACAGAGAAGATTAAGACCGGCGGGTTTGCCAAGACCATTCCCGAAGTCCTTAACCTTTATGGTGTCGAGCAGGGGGAACACCACCCCTTACCAGATGCCTTTGATCATACCATGGAATTATTTAAACACCTCCCCGCCGATGCCAGTGATAATATCCTATGGGCAACCCTCCTCCATGATATCGGCAAGGTTGAAACCCAGACATTTCACAAGACCCGTGGAGTGATCTTTGACGGTCATGAGCATGCGGGGTACAAAATGGTGGAAAAAGTCCTTACCCGCCTGGGCTTTAACAAAACCGATTCTGCGGAAATTTCCTATTTAGTTCTTCATCATGGTAATCTCCGGACACAGATTCTCAGGGCGGAAACTTCCGCAGCCCACAAGTTTGTCAAACATCCCAATTTTGGTTCCCTCCTCACCCTGCACAAGGCCGATGTTTATGCTTCGGGACGTGATCCCCATGAAGTCGTTGAGCGCCATGATTTGCTATTAAAAACAGAAGATTTTAGAAAAGATCTTTATGACAGGGTTTCCAAAGAACTTGGTGCCAAAAAGAAGGCCGTCGAATTGAACGATGATGGCTCGGTAAGTTTATATCTCGACAATGATAAAGAGTTGACCAACGACCAGGGTAATGTGGATTTAAAAGTTCAACAGGCAGCCGATGCCATTTTAAAGAAACATTCCATGAAAAACTGGGAAGCTGGTCTTGATTATGATGAACAAAGTGGTTGGGTTGGAGTACACTTCGAGCCCAAGACACCCAAGTAAAAAGAGTTTGCGTTGAAACTGGAATTGTTATAAAAGTAAATAAATATATACGTTGTTTTTCGTGAGGTAATTCATGAATATTATTGAACTAAAAAAATCAAACATTTTTACCCTGAATGAAATTTTTGGAGCTTCGCACAGTGAAAGTGAAGCCCTTGAAAAAGCTCTTTTTAAACATGCCTATTATTCCAGACTTATCCCAACTGTTATTCTTGGGAAAGATGGGGTAAAACGAATCCATTGGGTCAACCCGAATAAAGATGCAAAAAAAACCACAAAGACCAAACTCAACCTGGTTGGCCATTTCCTTGGTGGAGATCGGGCAGACCATCACAAACAGATCGAGTCCGATAACGATATCGACCTGAACCTATTACACCACTTTTCCCACGGTGATAAAGTCCGGATTACTAAGGGCCCCAAAAAAGGGGAGATAGGGATTTTTGTTGGCAGTCATACCACGAAAGGGAACGCTTCACCCCGTACCTCCGTTAAGTTTGAAGATAAAAACGGAGCTTGGAAAGGCAGTGACCCCATCGGGGTTGGGAATCTTGAACTGGTTCATCGGAAAACTGATGACACACTAAAGGCGATTGCCCCAAAGACGGTCATGGTTAAAAACCGGAAAGGCAAAGACATGATCGTCAGCAAGGATTGGGCTTTAAAACAAAGCGGTATCCCGGCCAAGGAAACCTATAAGGCCCGTCATGAACGGCTCAATAAAGAGATCGCAAAGGGCGTTATGTTCCAGCGTGTTTCTGATGAGGTTAAGGTGTTTATCAGTAATGTAACCGACACCAGCTACCATATCAAAATTATGAACGCCGCCGCCGGGACGAAACAACAGGGGTTTGTCCCAAAAGAACGTTTTCAGAAAATGGTTGAAAACGGTGCTTATATCCGGGCCGGGTTGTCCGAAACCCCCAAAGATACTAAGGACAAAAAACTGAGCCGGCAACTGGAAACCGGTGAATTGCATGTCAACGGTAAGATGTCATATGATAACCATGGCAATGCGGTTTTAGATCCAGATGTTAAACAGGCTATCATTTTTGAGAACTGGGCGTATATCGAACGGGTCGTTAACACAGAGGTACAAAAGTATCCCACCGTTGATCCTTCAGAAATATCCGGGGTCGATCTCATAGATAAAATCGCCAATGCGGTGGAAACCTTTGAACCCTTTTTAGCCCCCACATTACAGGCCCGCCTGCACCAATATGTCAAAGATGCCACGGCTAAAAAAGCCCAACAACTTCACCAGATAAATATCCTTCGTGACCGGAAAGACATGATGACGGATACTTCTGCCACAATTTCCGGTTCCACCATTGAGGAAGATCCCCAAGGAACAACTGATGATATCGGTGGTGGTGCTTTCGTTAACATGCTTGACGTTCTTATCTTTCATGAGATCCTGGCGGATGAAGCCGATATGATGTCATGGTACGCCGATAATGACGAATATGCCGATGTACTCATGCGTATGACCGGCCTTGGTGTCGGAGAGGCTTCAATCACAAAGGGAGAGGCCGCCACCGAACTACATGGGAAATTGATGAATAGTTTTGGCCAACCGTTTGCCAAAAAAACTATTGAACTCCAGCTTGCCAAAGATACCCTCAAGATGTTGAAAGCTTACAAAGATGAGGCCGATCAAGATCCTGAATTTGCCCATACACTGAAACAAGCGATCCAATACCGCAGTAAGATGAAGAGAAAAAGAGAAATCACTGGTGTTGATGCCAAGGATTACCCCACCATTAAAGCCGTCCAAGAAAAGTACGACGGTGGTAGGAGCGCCCGGGCCTCAATTGCCCAGAAACTTATTAAACACGGCTCTAATGTTGCATATGTTCCAAAAATGGTGTCCATGGTCGAAGATATTGTGGATGGGAAACTTTTCCCAGGAGATTACAACAAAAGAATTCCAACTGAATTCCATGCTGAAATCCTTGATGCCACATTGAAAGATATGATCCCGACCACCTCCAAAAAAGTACCGGATCGGTTCGAAGTTAAAGATTGGTACCGCTACAACCCGAATGATAAAACGCTGTCCACTGCATGGCTGACCTCAAAACTCACCCCACCGACTAAAAAATAGATTGGAGAAAAATATGGATCACAAACCGAGTGAACTTGAAGATTATCAGGGCAAAGAATTTGAGGATAAGGCTTACAAATATCTGAGAACCAAATGGGAACATGACCCCGAAGATCTAAGCGAGATTGAAGGTGGGCTTCTTCTCCTTTTTAACACCTGCCGGTATTTGACCCTCAAAGAACGAGGGAGAAAGTACATTGAAGAAATTCGGAAAGGGTATGAGAAGGGCAAAGCACTTCTAACCAATTACAAGGCAGATACATACCAAGGAGAAGATGTCACAGCAGATTTCCGAAAAATTCTCCCGGTTGATGCTGACCAAATTGCTAAAAAATTGGGGGATCTCGATCTTGTGGTTGACATCTGTCAACTGGAACATGAATTGGTTGAGGCTGTCCTTGAACGGGAACCACTTCTCCCAACCCGCACCATGTTTACCCCTGAAGAACATGCCATGATCGAGGAAGAACGGCAAAACTTAATTGCTGCCGGTTACCCCGAGGAACACCTTGAAGCCATGGCCACAAAACGTGGTACTTTCAAGGCTTTCTTCAGGGACAAGTCTCCCCTTCCTCCGATAGATTTGGATGATAGAGTGTAATGACTTCAGTCAATTTTGAACATAACTTATCGGACTATGAATTGGAGGAAACCCTTGAAAAGGCCCTCCATTCAGTCCGTCTTGGAATCCAACGGCCAAAACGTAAATTCAGGTCACCAGCTTTGGAGGCCATGGCCGTTGGTTCTACTATGGCTTTTTCTTCCCAGATGAATTCCATGGTGGCAGGAATTGAGGAGGTTATTAGTGGGTAAAGGTGAACTCAAAAAACTTTTGGAAGAGGTAAAGGTAAATATCCGTCGGTTAGATGAGTGCCCCGGCCCCCATGAATTCAAAGAGGATGAAAAACGGTTCATGAAGAGAAGTTTTCTTTGTACCAAATGCCAAGGCCGTATAGATTTTCTCCAAAACCATTGGTACCAAAAAGGTCTTGGGCATGGGAGGATGGATGTTAACAAAGACTGAAATTGAAGAGATCATCCAAATCATCCAGGAACGGGTTGGCATCTCCACTTACCTGACAACCGGCATTGCGCTCCCCGGCCTGGATATCGATAAACTCCGAAGTAAAGGGATGTTCAAAGGGGATACCGGATCTGTCATAGAGGACGCTTATCTTTACGGCATCCTATCCACTTTAGATCCCTCCATGGCAATTGCCTCCTATCCGGTGATTAAGGCTGCTATATTGGCCATGCCTTTATCCGAAATTGAGAAACAAGCTGCCGAATGGCTCAGTACCAATGCCGCCATGTATTGTAAAGGTTTGGGCAACACCATCGAGGCAACCACATTGAGAATTGTCCATGATTCTACCCGGGAAATGGCCATGCTCGGGAAAATACGGGAAACCCTTTCAGAAGGAGTTAAAGCCCGTAAAACTCATTCTCAGATGGTAACCCTACTACGAGTATCCACAAAGGACGTTCAACGTGATTGGCACCGCATTGTGAACACCGAAATTCATAATGCCCGCACTCAAGGGACAGCTCAGGGCCTTCGGAAACAATTTGGTGATGATGTCACCGTTATTATCAGATCGCATTCTGATTGTTGTGACCTGTGCAGGGCAGCATATTCCAAAGGAGGAACACCGAAGGTTTTTTCTTTGAAAGAACTTTCTTCTCGGAACAATGTTGGCCGGAAGGCAGCCGAATTGAAAAAGGAACCCGGCCTTCCCCCTTTACACCCCCACTGCTTTTGTGAAGTCATGCGGTTTGACCCAAAAATTCAAACCTTCGATTCCAAAGACAGAATCACTTTCAAGAAAAGACCTGCAACGAATTAAGGAGGTATATGGTTCAAAGAACTCTAAAATGCCCAAACTGTCAAAATGAAATCATTCGAGATTATGATGGTAAACAAAAATTGCGAACAAATATCCTTGTATTTGAAAATAGTAAATGTTTAGCTAAGTGTTTAAAATGTAGGTCTAATATAGAAGTTCCTGTCACTTTGAACTTATCACCTCAGTCTGAACATGTAAAAAAAAGGTTGCGACATGTGATTTTTGATGTTGACAGGCATTAACTTTTTCTCTTATAATCAAAGTAATTAGTTACTTAGTTTTTTTAAATTAGGGAGGTTCGTATGTAACGAGCCGTCAAGCTCCATTTTTAAAGGGGGTTTTCAAATTGGCCATTGCTCCAATTTGTTGACCCCCTTTTTTTTATCCCAAATTGTGTGAGGTGTTTATGTCTGACAGTGCCCTTGGTTTGAAAGAAGATGGAAGTTTTAGATTCCACATTCCATTTGATCTGAAAAAATCCCGTGACGGTAGAATTGAGATAGAAGGTATTGCCTCAATCCAATCCCCTGATATTTCCGGGGAGACTGTTATCCAAAAAGGGATGGATCTTTCGTATTTCCTCAAACGTGGTTTTTTTAATGACAACCATGCCAAAGATTCCGGCGGTAAAGTCGGAGTTCCTACATACGCAGAACACACAGCTAAGGGGTTACACGTTAAGGGTTATCTTTTGGATACACAAAGAGCCCAAGACATTGTTGAACTTGCCGCCGCCTTGCAAAAATCCGGCGGTGATCGGCAATTGGGTTTTTCAGTTGAAGGGAGAGTCAACGAACGGGCAGGTAAAATTATCAACAAATCTTGGATTAAAGATATTGCCATTACCGCTGAGCCAGTACACCCCGATACTTACATGAATATTTGTAAGTCCCTTTCGGCAAGAATCGAAAAAGATGGGTTTGCTGATGAACCAAATACCACAACCCAAGAAGCTTTGGTGAAGCTCGAAGACTCCCTCACAAAATCAGTTACCGATGCCTTAAAAGAACTCAAAAAAACTCTCCCAATAAACGGGGAAGAAACTGAGAAGTCTTTAGAGGCTGGTCACCAATCCCCACCTGCATCTGGCGGTTCTGCTTTGAGAAAAGAATCGTTGGAAAGAGATTTAAAAAATCAAGACATTCCACAAGGAGAGGAGGAAGATGATGAAGAAATTGATTCTGGCATAGTCCCTGAAGATGTCAAAAAAAGACTAAACAAATCCCAAGCAATAGAGATTGTCAAAGAAAGAGGTTACAGCGATGCCGCCGCTAAAAAAATGGTTGATCTACTCTTTGATAAAACTGTTATCGATTTTTTAAATTAATTTAATATTTGGAGGTAATCACGCAATGAAAAATAAGAAAGGTGAGACAGTCGAGGAAAAGGATTTTATGAAATCCCTTGACGCTTTGGAAAACCTGGCAAAGGGAATCATGGACACCGGAGAAGAAGATCTTTCCAAATCCATCGATGAGGATGACCTTTCCAAATCCGTCGATGGAGATGAGGATGGAGCGACCGACACCGACGAAGTTATTGAAAAGGGTTTTCCCACGGACGATGAAGATGATGACGATGACGATGTTGAAAAATCCTTTGCTGATTCCGCTATCGAGGGTTCTGAAACCATTGAGAAGGCAATTGAAGTCAGTGACTTCCTTGGTGATCTTGTGGATCAGGTGGGCTTTGCCCTTGATTCCATTAAAAAATCCATTGAAACCCGCATGGACAGCATGGAAAAATCTCTGTCCGGTGTCATGGCTTTCAACGGCGAACTGGCCAAGTCCCTGAAAACCAGTTTTACAGAAATGGATAGGGGGATCACCCAAAACATGGGTGAAATGGACAAACTCGCCAAATCCTTCGATACCCTTGCTGATGCCCCTCAAGGCCGGAAGAGTTTAACCACCTTTTCCAAATCGTTTGGCGAAAGTGAAACCAGCGCTCCCACCACCAAAAAGGATGTCCTGAAAATGATGGATCAGGCCCTTGAGAAAAGCATTGACGGTATCACTGCCATGGATATTGTCCGGTATGATTCCACTGGGGAACTCTCCCCAAAAGCCGCAAAAGCACTTGGTATGACCCAGTAGTTTTTTTAACCTTGCTTTACAGTAAATAATTACTTGCTTTTATTTTTTATCCATATGGAGGAAACAAAATGAACGATATTATCACCCTTGCACAGTACGAAGACGTGCATTCCCTTGGCATTTCAAACATGCGAGAAGTTGAGTCCCTTAATAAAGCCCTTGAAGCTGGCCATGAAATTTCCCCCAGTTCCGGCGGTGGGGCGTTAAGGGTTGAATCCCTTGAGGCTTCTTTGAAAGTCCTCACCCACCAGGCCAAACATTGCGCCTTTTGGGGAAAAGTTCCCAAAACACCCGCTTACTCCACCGTTGAAGAGTACAACCAGCTCTCGGGTGTTGGTGGCGAATCCGGGGCGTTTCTCCCTGAAGGCACACTTCCCGAAACGGAAGACAGTTCTTACAATCGTGCCGTGGAGCTTGTTAAGTTCATGGGTACAACCAGATCCGTTTCCCATCCCATGACATTGGTTAAATCCAGTATTGGTGATGTTATTGCCCAGGAAAATGCAAATGGTATCCTTTGGATTCTAAAAAACCTGGAGCAGGGCCTTTTCAACGGTGATGCCGATATGTGTTATGGCGGTTCTGCCACCGATTCCACCCATCGTGAAGGTGTTGAGTTCAACGGCCTTGGCAAACAGATCGATGCTGGCAACGTTATCGATATCAAAGGTGCAACCCTTTCTGAGGCCAATTTTGACTTTGCGGCCCAACAGATCGCCAGCAACTATGGTAATCCCACCGATGTTTTCTATTCCTTCGGCGCCCATGAAGCTTTCTCCAAATCTGTCATTCCAGCAGAACGTATCAACATGCCCACATCTGCACAGGGTATCGATGTCGGCACAAACGTTCGTGGTGTGAACACTCCCTTTGGTCGGCTTCAGTTGAACCCCGATGTTTTTCTTAATGCCAATAAAATTGCCCCAAGTTCTTCCACTGCCCCCAAAGCCCCTGAAGCTCCCGCTTCCCTGGCCGCCGCCGTAATGGACGGTGATGATGGCGTTTGGACAGGTCATGGTGGAATCGGTACTTACAGCTATGCTGTATCTGCCGTCAACCGTTATGGTGAATCTGTTGCCACTGCCATTACTGATGATCTGGTTGTTGCCACAGGTTCCCTCGGTACGACTTTGACCATCACCAATGCCGCAGCCATAACCAATGCCCCGGAATATTATAACCTGTATAAAACTGTTGCCGACGGTTCGATGAAATATTTTATCAAAAGAATCGCTGCCAATAGCCAGAATGCCTCCGGAACCACCACTTACCGTGAAACTGGTTATCTGGTTGCCAACACCTCAACTGCCTATATCGGCGAATTGTCTCCCCAGGTCGTTTCGGTTAAACAGCTCGCTCCCCTGATGAAAATGGATCTGGCCACTCTGGCCCCTTCCATCCGGTGGATGATCCTTTGTTACATGACATTCATCCTCTATGCCCCGAAAAAATGGGTAAAGTTGATCAACGTCGGTCAGTCTTAGGACTTGTTCAATAATCAGTTAGTCAGTTAGTTTTGAAAGCCGGCCCAGGAATAAACCATCCGGGCCGGCTTTTTTATAATCAGGGAAATCCTGAATCCATAAAAGATAAGGAGTTCGGCCATGGCTAAGATCAGAAACACCAAATATGCGGGAAAAAGACTCATTATAGGCTCAATTTCATGTGAGTTTGATAAAGATGGCGATTGTGAATGTACCCATGAGGTTGCAAAATCTATCAAGGGCATGAAAAATTTTCATGTTATTGAACTGGGCAGTCCAGAGACAGAAACAGAGACAAAGGTTCCTGTGGTGGAAGTCTCCGTGGAAGAAGTCCTTGGGGATGAACCCATCGGAGATGAACCCACTATGGATGAAACCCCCGTGGCCACAGTACGGAAGATTAGGAAACCGCGCAGGGCAAAAGAGTCTAAATAATTTTTCCATAGAGGTTATTTAATACATGGGAAGGCAAAAAAAATGCTTGGGAACTGTTGAGATCTCAAATTGTTTAGACAAACTTGATAAGATCGAAAAGAGTTTCCCAAGCCACCCAAAAACACTCGAAGTTTTATTTCAATCCGGAATCCTTACCGGTAGCCATGCCGTTATGTCGGCAGGTGATTTTAATCTCATAACATGGTCGCACTCTTCTGATGGTTCGTTCTCAGTAGGGGCTTTGGAAAGAGCACGGCATGAGGACAAACCTTTTCCGGAACATGAACATAAACAGCGCCTTTGGCTACTTTGTTCAAAGGGGTCGGCCATAGTTACCACGGGTAACAAAGAGAATATGGCTATGGAACAAGGCGATTACGCCGTCGTTGAACCAATGACTCCACATATCATTCAGGCCATCACCGAAGAATGTACCATTCTCATGGTAACCATTCCAGCAGACCCGGGGTTAAGACATGAGCGAACTGGAAAAGACTGAAGCATTAATGACCGAGATCACCCGTTTTTCTGAATGGCGTGGTGCGGTCAAAGAAACATTAAAACATTTGGCCTCCGCCATAGAACAAAAAGAGAAACACTTTGATTCGGTTTGGGAAGCTATCGACACTCTCCGAGAAAAACAGGGCGCCTGCCGAGAACGGTGCGACAAAGTTTCACATCACAAAGCAGAAAAAACCGATTTGATAGACTTTAAAACCGATATCAAAGAGGTTGGTAGTAAGGTTTCCAAAGCGGAAAAAGCACAAATCAGATTAAAGGTAACCATGGCGTTTTACGGGGTCATTGGTGGCGGTTTGTTTACTCTCCTTCTCTTCATTGGCCAACTGGTCTTAAAAATATTTAAGGGGTAACATGATATGAAATTACCAACAGTAAAATCACTTACCAGCGATTACCTTTTCGGTATTCCCCTGGTCGATGAAGATGGGAATGAATACCCGAAATCAAATATCGAAAGTTGGATTGCCCGGGCTGTGGGTTGGTGTGAAACCCAATTACAGATCAAAATTGCCCCGACCACTATTAAACTTGAAAGCCACGATTACCACATAGATGAGTATCAGTCTTTTTGTTATATCCAACTTTACCAGTATCCAGTTATCAGTGTTGAAAGTCTGATGGCTACTTATGCCGGTGTGGAAATCATGAGTTTTCCCCAAGACTGGATTCAAATTTACAAAGAGTCAGGCCAATTGCAACTTGTTCCCACAACTGGATCGCTTTCCCAGGTGCTTATGGGGCAGGGCAGTGGTATGTTGCTGCCTCTGATTACCGGTCGGTTGAGCAACATGCCCCATTTATTCAAAGTTTCTTATACGGCGGGGTTCGAAGATGGTTCCATTCCGGCCAATATCTTTGATCTTATTTCGATGAAGGCGTGCATGGGCATCTTGAATATCATGGGTGATATCCTCCTGGGGGCCGGTATTGCTTCTCAGAGCCTTTCAATTGATGGTTTGTCCGAAAGTATCACTACCACCCAGTCTGCCGAAAATTCGGCCTATTCTGCCCGTATAAGGCAGTATGAACGTGAGATCAAAGCACAGTTACCGGAATTAAAGGCATTTTACAAAGGCTTGCGTTTAGGGGTGGCATAGAATGGGTAAAAGAATTGATTTTTCGGAAAAAAGCTTTGATGATCTCATTGAACGGCACGGATATGAAATGGAACTCCAGCATGCGATCCGTTGCCCCTGTTTAGATTCTTCAACCGGCCAACCAGATCCGAATTGTTTATATTGCACCAATGGGTATCAGTATTATGGGGCAGAAACGATTCAAGCCATGTGCATGAATATCAGTGTGGAAAAACAGTTTTCCGAAACCGGTGGTTTTTTGCTCGGCTCTATGATGGTTACCGTCTTGGCTGAAACAAATTTGGGATATCATGACCGTCTTGTTAATCGGAACTCGGTAATGCAGTTCAGCCAGCTTATCGAGCGTGACGAAGACACCACAGTGGATAAAGCCCGGTTTGCAATTGTGGAAGTCTTCAGAGTGGTCGGGAAAAACGGTGTCATCTATCAACCTGATACCAATTACACCCTTACCGATGACGGGGAAATTAATTGGGTGGCCGATGGCCCTACCGCCGGGGATTACTATTCGATTGCTTATAAAATGCACCCTTCTTGGCTCTGTTTACAAGCGCCCCACTCAATGAGGGATACACAAATAAAATTTCAGCAACCGTCGGCGGTACATCATCGCCTTCCCCTACAGTGTTTGGCTCGAATGGAATATCTTGTCGAAGATTAATTATTATGTGTTTTTTTGAATATATGCTAAAGTAAATAATTACTTTAATAGAGGTGCAGCATGGGAATATACGATCAGCTTTTAGCAAAAAGTCTTGAAGGTGGAGATTCAAAGTCTTTGGGAACATTTGCATATTATGGGGAAGAATTTGAAAAATCCCATGTAAAGGCCCACTTCCGCCGGGATAAAACCGGCAAACTTTTGTTTATCAAGGATTATGATGATGCCCGCCACAAAAGCGAGGTTGAACATACCATAGAACAAGGTGAAAAGTTCAAAATCAACAATCCCAAATCAAAGCACCATGGGAAAGAATTCACAGTCAGGGCATATAACGAGCACAATGATAAGTCCGGAAAGAAAGAACATGTTTCGGGCCTCGTTGATGGTGTTCGTTCCGATCTGAAGCCGGAACATCTTGAGCACATTGATGGTACCCCGAAAAAAGATAAAAAATCTCATGAAATGAGCCAGGAAGAATTTATTTCTGACACGGAAAAGAGAACAGGGGTCAAAAGAGGTCAAGGTTCAAAACTCGGGTTGGATGTTCACGACACATCTTATTCCGATCAATGGAAAATTGCCCATAAAGAATCTGTCAAACTCGCCATAAAAAATGGCAAGATAAAATCCCACCCGGATTACCCGGAACTTTCCACCAAACCGTCTGTAAAAGATAATATGGACCTTGCTAAATTAGGTTCCAGCAACCGCCTTGATGCGATCAGGAAAAAGTATCCGGACTTAACCGCTTCAGAACAATTAAAACTGTCTCGACGAATCGGAGAGGCTGCCACGGGAACGGTTGGAAGTGGGGATCACAAAGGGAACCCTGTTATGCCACAAAAGGATGATACCCAACCCAAAACCGTTGCCAAACCAGAAAAATACTATACCGGTGATTGGGTTAGTTACGACACCGGCGGGTCAAAAATTGAAGTGGAACTTGGCAAACAACACGCTGATGGTTCCTATTGGGCAGAACCGATCAGGGGTGGTAATGGGCGGTACATCAAACCCGAATCAATTGTTACGCTCAACAAAAAAGGTATGTGGAGGGATAGAGCAGAACGGGCAAAAAAGGCCGAAGATGAAAAAACTGCCAAAGCAGATGCCAAGGCCGCTGCCGATGCAGCCACCCCAACCCCTGTAAAGAAAGAGGTCAAGGGCGAGTTCATGATCAAAAAAAATACTGGTTTTGAAAAAGTGACCGGAAAAACGATTAATATCGAAGGTTTTGATAAAATTGATTTTTTTATCCATAAAACAGATGGGGAATGGGTTATTTCAGAAAAAACAACCGGTCTTAAAGGTGCTACCGGGAAAACTCAGGCTGCGGCAAAAGCACAATTCTTGGAAAGGCTCAAACATTATTCTTCCCAAGAAGATTTTATGGATAAGATTAAAAGTTTTGACAAGGTTCCACCGGTAAAAGACCTACCCACTATCTCCGGTGGATTTGACCGTGGCCCTGACCCTGTAAAGAAACCTGCACCCAAAAAAGTTGAGCCGGATACACCTTCTGCCAACCCTACACACGAAGATATGGTGATGAAGGCCAACAAAACTTATCATGACTTTGATATGGGCAATAACAAAGGCCAACACGACAGGCTCCGGCAGTTTATTACGCAACACAAACTTGAAGGCATGACCAAGGCCGAGATGAGGGATGCTTTGACCCACGTTCATTCAAAAGCTGGTACCCATTTGCCTTACAATTACCAACATGAATTTACCCAACCACAGATCAAACAGATGCTCGACAATATTTATGGAGAGAAAGATACCAACACTCCACGGCAATTTGTTCCGAAAGTGACCATCAAAAGAACTGTAATTGGACATTCCCCGGGCAGACCCGGTAAAAACTTTGTGCTCCATGGCTCCAAAGATGAAGACATGGCAAATGGTTCCTGGGTGGAAAAACGTTTCCCGAGTGAAGATAAAGCCCGGGAATACGCCAAGAAAAATGCCTTCCACGTTAAAGGTGACCCAGTACCAGCAGACATACCAGTAAAGGCTGCCAGTGCAATTAAAAAAGCCCCGCCCACTAAAGACCCGGCCCCGGCCAAGAAGGATATTCCCCCTTCAACCGGCAAGAAACCGAAACAGAGTCACCTGGACAGGTTAAAACAGATCGGCACCGCTTTTAAAGATGGTGTTCATGTGAAGATCACGTCCCACAGTTCTGGTTCTGGTTATGCAGTTGAAACCACAGTAAACGGAGATCGGAGGTTGCACACTGAGGCCCCATTGAAAGATTTGGCTGCCGCCCAGGAGTTTGCCGCCAAACAATTGGATAATCCCCGGCCTACCAATATGGCCAAGACTGCCAATGATTCAGGATCTGGTGCAATCCCGAAATCCCCGGGAAAGGTGGGGGCGGATGCTCTTAAACAAGATCCAGCCGGTAAGGCCCCGTCTTTCGATAAGGCTCTGGACGGTTTTGTTTCAGGTATTCAGAACATGGCCAATGAATATCACGATAAACACCTTAAAAACGTTCCCCCGGGAAAATTTAGTTACACCACTGGGAAAAAGTATATCAAGGTGATCGATCATTCCATGGGCGGTAAAGGGCAAAAATCTGTCTGGGGTTTCATTAACAAAGAGAACGGTGACATCTTGAAGGCCGCCAATTGGAACACCCCTGCAAAACATGCCAGGGGTAATATTATGACCGATAAAAATTTTGGTCTTCACAAAGTTACACATCGTGGACCCGCTTACTTGAAATAATGCCAATTCAAATCGACATATCAGGCCATCTTCCCTCAGTAGGTTACAACCTTGAGATGATGAGGGAACGGATGGTCACCCTGGCTGAAATGGTCAGAGGTGAATGGATCAACCATGCCATGCAGACTCTCGGAAGTTCTTCTGCGGATTATATTGCCGGGATTCAGCCTGTTAAAGTTGATGGTGACTGGTGCCATATCCACCTTGTGGGTGAGCTACCGAACAACATCGAAAATGGTATGGCACCATATGATATGAAACCGGGGATGCTTGCCGGTCCCAATGCTAAAAGAACCAAAAAGGGAATCAAGTACAATGTGATCCCCTTCCGGCATGGTACCCCGGGATCAACCGGAAAAAGGGTGGGGAGTCCGATGCCGTCCACAGGCCTCACCCCGAAGGGCAATAAAAAGAGCATGATTTACAATGCAGCAAGGAAATTAAAGGTCAGCACTGAAAAGTCAACCGGCGGGACTGCCTGGGGAGGTCGTACAGGCGATTTCAACGGTTATGGTATGAGAACACAGTTGCCCATTAAGAAAGGCCGTCCTGGGGCTTATGCTTGGAAAACAAGCCCATACGCCAATATGTATAAAGTGGCCAAGACCTATGACAAGGCCACACAGCACCAGTACACCACTTTTCGGCGGGTTTCTGAGAACAGTGATTCAAACAGTTGGTGGCATCCAGGGATCAAACCCCGGAAACTGGTTCAGCATGTTCATTCTTACATCACCGATATTATTAAAAGGATTATATAAATGTCAATTTTATTACCTGAAAAAATCGTTATTGCAACCTTGGCCGCCGGACTGGAAACCGTCAAGGCAAACACCAGCTATTTTTCAAAAATTTTTGATGAAGAGGTCATGGGTTCTGACTTTGTCATGAAGGCCACAGATTACCTTTCGGGGAATAAAGTCCGGATCTCTCAAGGATATGGGATTGATGATACTCGGTTACCCGGTTGGTACGTTGTCCCGGCCAATGTTTCCCCATCGGAAGATTTTATTGGGGATTACATTGCTGAAGAAGACACAACCGATGAAGATTCCGATGGTGATGTTTATGAAGGTAACCTGAACGCCTATACACTCCGTGTGATCAGTGCCACACCCAACGGTGATGCCACAATGATCCTTGAGGCCGTCGCCCGGTATATCCTTTTATCAGCTCGGGAAGTTTTAGGGCAAACATATGGATTGAACGAAGTGGCAGTAACGGCTACCGATCTTGATCCGGTTTATCAATACCTTCCCGAGCATCTTTTCTATAGAAGCACGGTTATGAACTTCCAAGGAATGAACAGTTGGGCAACCAATTATTCTATAATCAAAGATACAGAGCTTTTTATCAAATTTAGCCCAAACGAAACTTATATTGAAGTTTAGGAGGAGAATAATGTCAATAAAAACAACAGTAACAGGGTCTTGTGAAAGGCTTTCACTTTCATTGACAAACAAAAAGGCGGAGATAACCGGGAAGTTTTATTCTTTGGTAGAAAACGCCAAAAAAAGTGTCAGAAAATTGATTGCCCGGGTATCAAATTTTATTCAAACGAAAATTTTATCAAAGTTTAAAGGGAGAAATTAATGGCTAAAATAACGGCTGAAAAAATCACAGTAACGGAATTTTGCAAAAGACTTTCACTGACAAATAAAAAAGTGGAATTAATCGGAGGATTCCATTCTTGGATGCAAAACACCAAAAAAATTACCAGGGGTACTCAAGCAGAGTTCATGAACTACTTCACCGATTTTTGTACCATGCCGGCTTAACGGCTAATGCCCACATAGGAGGATTATAATATGGGAGTATTTTTTAACGGAAGATTAATTGTCACACCGGCCGTTGCCACCAAGATCGATGACAGTGGCATGGCAAGCAGGAATTTATCAGTACCCAACAACCTGGCAATTATCGGTCAGGCCGCCGGTGGGGAACCTACAACTGTCAATATAGTTGGGAGTGCCTTAGAGGCTGAAGAACTTTACACAAGCGGTGAACTCGTGGATGCCATTGAAAAGGCTTTCGCCCCTTCATCTGAGACTTATTCCCCCCAGTATATCTATGCTTTGAGGGTTCAACCTTCCACCGTTTCCAGATTTGTATTGCCCCAGGAAGGCGGAACTACTGAGATTGGTACTTTGCAAGATATCGGGGATGATGATCCCGACTCCCAGATAAGACTGGATGTTGGTGTTGTTGGTGTGATTGATAGTTATTACAACGGCTACAGAATTATCATGACCTCCGGGCCAGCCAAGGGGGAAACAAACTTGATTACGGCGTATGATGCCGATACTCAACTTTGCGATGTCAAATATGCTTGGAAAAGTTCGGTTTCTGGGGACGACACCTATGAATTGACCCCGGCTTCTCTTGTTTTGGTGTCTACTGATTATGGTGTTCATACCAATCGGGTTAAGGCCAAAATTCAGGACGGGATTGAAGATGGAACGAAATATCTTGCTGCCACATTTGATGATGACGAATATATTGTCGATAGTTTGGGGGCAACTTATTTCAATGTTCAGTATACCGGGGATGAAGCATCTGCTTTGCTTGTCATAGAAGCCGATCAGGTTGTCTTTAAAGCCGGGGATCTTGATGCGGAAAAGGTCATTGCCACGGCGGAATTGTCTTCATACAATACCGTTTCCAAATTGGTTGATTTTCTTGACTCTCAAGATTACGTTACGGCCACGGCAAACACCACATACAGTGATTATGATACTGAAGCCTGCCTTGATTATGAGACTGGAAAGGATATCAAAACAACGGATACCGAGATCACTGCCAATCTTCAGGTGATTGTTGATTGGTTCAATGGTTCCAGTGAACCTTTCATGGAAGCTTACCGCCCGACTGAGTCAGGTGTTGTGCCCGAAAACATGACATACACCTACCTCTATGGTGGCACGACGACTACAGCGACCACCTCTGATTGGCAAGACTGTTTTGATGCTCTTCAGACCGAGGATGTCCAATGTATTGTTCCCCTAACAGCCAGTGAATCAGTTCATGCCATGGCCCTTACCCATTGTCAGTATATGAGCAATTCTGGTGGTTTGGAAAGACGGGCTATTGTGGGCGGGGCCATTGGGGAAACTGTTGATGAAGGTATTGCCCGTGCTTATTCTTTAAACCATGATCGGATCTATTTGGTCGCCCCTGGTTACAAGGAATATGATGACGACGATGTCTTGACCACCATTGCCCCGTATATGGCCGCCGCCATACTTGGAGGTATGATCACCGGTTCTGACCCTGGGACTTCTCTTACCAATAAGACAATCACTGTCAGTGGTCTGGAAACAAAACTTCGTATCCCCACAGACACCGATGAAATGATCAATGGTGGTGTAATCGCCCTGGCTGAAACACGAACCGGATATAAAGTCGTCCAATCCGTTTCAACATGGCTCTCCAATGGTAATTATAATCGTGTGGAAATGGGTACTGGTTTTGCCGTGGATTATGTTTGTCGAACCGTAAGAACTGCCTTGGAAGCCCTGATTGGTCAAAAGGGTACTCCCTCGATTCTTGCCCGGGCGGTTTCCATTACTGAAAATGCCCTGAAGGAACTTGCTCGTCCTGCCCCACTTGGACCAGAGGTAATCACCGGTGACGATGATAGTCCGGCTTATAAGAACATTACTGCAGAACTCGAAGGTGATGTCCTGCGGGTGTATTTTCAATGTAGTCCGGTTGTTCCTGTCAATTATATCCCGGTTGGGATTTCTATCGTTCCTTATAGCGGGTCTGCAACAACGACAAGCTCTACAAGTGCGTAAACTCATTACAGTAAATATCTATTTACTTTAGGAGGTGAGAAATGAAACAAAATTTGAAAGTCCGTTCGGCCAACCTTGCCCGCATTGTTATTGATGGCAACGAAGTCGGATTGCTTCAAAATGTAAGCATGAATGATGACTATGGCCCGGAAGGGGCCTCTGGCATCGGTGACATCCTGGTTCAGGAACACGTTCCGACCATGGCAAGACACACCATTTCTGTCGGAAAATTGGCTTTAAGAAAAGCGTCCCTTTATAAGCTCGGCCTTGTTCCTGAAAATGGTGCAGACGTTCTTGAAGGGAATGTCTTTGATATTGAAGTCTTCGACAAGGATGATGGTGAAGTAATGCGTAAGTATCTTTCGTGTACTTACGCATCTGGAAACATTGAAGTCACCAAACATGCCATTATTTCATTTAATTGCCAGTTCATGGCCCTGGATGTTGCGGGGCAAATGTAATTGAAGGGTTCTTCGATTTAACACAAACCCCCAGGAGATTTAACCCCTTCCTGGGGTTTTTTTTGGGGGAGTGTAATGAAAAAACAAATAACTGACCCAAGCGAAGTCCTCCGACTTTTTGAAAGTGCCTCAAATGAAAAGTTCTATGGGGTTTTAACTTTTCAATTCCATAACGGTTTTTTGAATTTGGTGCGGAAAGAAGCGACAATAAAATGTTCTGGCCTCGATTTCAGCACAAACAAGATTGACGAAAGGTAATTTTTCACAGTATAATTAAAGTAAATAATTACTTTATATTTTTATTAACTCCAAAACAGAAAAACTGGAAGGAGAAACACCATGCTCAAGCCCACAGAAAAAGAGTTTACCGAAGTAGTCAAAGAGGTTGGATCTTTCACTTTTAAGTTCCCCAACCTGTTAGATGATCTCAAAGCCGATGCCATCACAAGCAAACTTTTGGCTGGCAATGAAAATCCCACCATCACCGCCGCAAATATTGCCACAATGTTAGGAACCCTCACCAATTCCATTGTTTCCAAGCCCAGTACCTTTGATTTGGAAGAAATCTGTTCATACGAGGAGCTGGAGGCGGTTTACGCTGCCTTTGTGTCTAAGGTGTTAGCCTTTCGTAGAACATCTGCGCTCGCAAAACAATCTGGAACTGAAGACAAGGGCGATGAAGGAGGCAAAGAGCCTCAGATATTGGTACCGGAAAAAGTATAATTTACCATCGACTGACCCTCGATACCTTGAAATGACGGATATCGAGATTGAAGCTGAATATTTAATGGCACAATATACCACGGTACTTGATGAAGGTCGTGAACCTTCCCTGGATGAGTTTGAAACGGTGGAAGTCGACAAAGCCTTGGAAGACTGGGCGAATGAAGATGATGAACTTTTGGACGTTCTGAAGTCCAGGGATGATACCGGAAGTTGGGAGGAAGTAAATTTCGATGGGAATTGAAAAAACCACGGTCAGTATCGGCTTCAAAGCTGATACACAAGCACTTGAAACTCTTGGCGGTAAAACGGAATGGCTTGAACAAAAGTTCAAATCATTAGCCAACACTGTTAAGGGTGTCACTGATGCGGGCCACGGACTTCCTTCCATACTTAGGGACAGTGGCGCAACCGGCAAATTGCCGACAGTAGGAAAAGGCCCCAACCGGCCCACTTACAAACGACCCCCTGGCAGCCGTCCCAGTTCCATCCAACCGGTTCCAAGAAGAGGTGGGAGCCAACCGCCAGTAAAAAGGGGCTTCCTTAGAAAACTGCCTGGTGCGGTTGGTGCGGTTGATATGACTGGTACTGCTCTGGGGGCGGTTGGTATTGCCCTGACTGTGACTGCCGGTATTACTAAGGGCATCCAATCCGCCATGGAATATAACCGAGCCCTCGATTCCCTCACAAAACGGCTCAGTATTGTTGGTAATGGGCAAGAACAATTTGTCAATCGTATTACCAGAACTTCATCGGCCCTCGGTATTGCCCGGAAAGATCTCCTCCAATATACCCAAGCGTATGTTGCCCAGGCCGGTACCCAAAAAGGCCATTTGAGTGGCCAGATTAATACCATGGGTAATTTGGCGAAGGGTATGGGCATGGATAAGGCCCAAACTTTTAATCAGATGGGCGGTTTGGCCAATGCTGGGGCCTTCGGGTCGTTGGGCAAAATGAGGGCGAACGAATTTGCTGCATTGATTGCAGACGGTGTTTCTCGGGGAAGTATGAAGGGCCGTGAAGGCGAAGTGCTTTCCTCGATTAACACCCTTGTGAACACTCAAATGCAGATGCTCACCAAACCCGAGGGAGTCGGGGGAATGGTCGGGGCCTTGACCAGCATGAATCAATCTGGCCGCCCGGGCCTCATGGGTAACCGGGGTGCAAATGTCCTATCCAAGATGAATAACGGGATTATGAACCCCGGTGGTGGGGAATTCGGCGAAATGCTTATGTATAACGCCATCGCTCCCGGTGAAAATTATTATGATTTTAAATATAAGCAGGAAGAGGGTGCTTTCGGGGATAATAAAAACCTTGAAAAAGTAATGGCATCAATGAAAAGGGATTTCCCGGACGGCAGAACAAGGCAACATGCCATGAAAACAATGTTCGGTATTTCTATGCACCAGGCCGATGGGCTTGAGAAAGCACTCCGGAAAGCAGGCCCTGGCCAGAACGATTTCCTCGATCAATTGGAAAAAGCCTCCGGTGGAGATTTGGGCAAAATCAGTGCTGATAAATATGGATTATTGGCCGAAATTAATAACAGTGGTGGGGACAAAAAAGAGTTAAAGAGAATCTTGAGTGACACCCGTCTCAAAGGTCTTAAAGGAGTTACAGAAGAAAGTTCAAAAGAAGAAATTTTTAATGCCGTTTCAAAACATGGCATGCTCCAAACCGTTGAAGAACAAACCGCCACTGCCTTGGTGGACTTTAATACCAACCTCGAACGGTTGGGCCTGGACATCTTGCCATTGATCACTGCCCTTGTGGTTGGGGTAAATGAAATTGTTGGAATAATCCGGGACCATTTTGGTGGAGGAGAAAAGGCAAGAGCAAAAACTGTTGATTACAATTTGGATGCTGGAGAAAATAGCGCCATAAATTCCAACCTCATATCCGATAAACAATACGCTCCCAATACAACCAGAAGTGGAGAAAAAATTAAGTTTGATGAATCCAAATACGGGGACATAAATTTTGAAGATCTGAAGTCGGCTGCTGCTGATTTTAAAGAGTCGGCTGCCAGCATGAAAGAGGCTGCTAATAAATTTAATGGTGTAAAATTTCCTGGGAGTGCGTCGGCTGCCGGTGACGGCAACGGGAAGGGATAAAAAATGGCAATTACAACTTACAAAATCAGGGTAAAAGTAACTCTCTACACAAGAGAAGATGAAATTGATTTGACCCCATGGGTAAAAACACTTTCTGTCAATAAAACTTTGGCAGATCCATCTGGTTCTTTCGAAATCTCAATGTTGCCGGCCACGGACAGAAAACCAGTCCTGTCATGGTATTACCGAGTTTCCCCAATGGATTACATTGAAATCGGCTTTACCCGGAATTACGAAGACATAGAGATCCCGATTGTAATGAGAGGTTTTGTCGATAATGTTTCCAGAAGTGCCATGGTCGATAACAACGGAAGCCCAAACCGTGGGTACACAATTTCCGGCAGGGACTTTGGCAAAATTCTTGAGATCTCCCGGATCTATTATTTAAAAGAATTGAGTTCAGATCTGAGACTCATGGCCCTCCCCGGACATGAGAAATTTAAAGAAAAATATGGCGTACAGCTCACCGGGAAGCCAACAGGGATTATTAAAGATATTTTATCTGTTGCCCAAGACCAGTTGACAGAGATTCAGGAACTTATACCGAGAGTTCCGTCAATAGATTACCTTGCCAGTACCACTATTTTAGGATCGGTTAATCAATTTTGCCTTACACAAGACGACGGAAGTGTTTGGGATCTGTTGCGGTATTTTGATAATGCTCCATGGAATGAGCTTTTCATAATGGACTTATCCACTGGTCCAACCCTGGTTTTCCGGGAAACACCGTGGAAAGATTATTCCGTTGACAATGATTATATCGTTGAACCTGATTCCGATGTTGAAGAACAGACTCTCGACCCCATGATTAGGATCACACCGAGCAGTGTCATATCTTTCAACCTTAGCAGATCCGATGCTGAAGTAAAAAACTATTTTTTCACTTACCCGATACAAAACCTGATCGGCGGAACAACCGCTTTTAAAGCCACGGTTATGAGCAGTGCAAGTACGGTGGATGCCCTTACAACCAACCCGATTATGATTCCACATGATGATGAAGATGCGGGTTTAAACCGGTTTGGATTCCGTAAGTTTGAAAACACCAGTGAATATTTTGACAAGGGTGATTTAGGAACCTCAAAAGAACTTGCTATTAAACTGAACAAAATACTGCATAAGGCCATGAAGAATAACGGCAACTATGAATCCGGTTCCTTTACCGTAAAAGGGGATTCAGATATTCGCCCCGGGAAGTATATCACTTTTGACACACGGGCCGGTGTGAAACCGGAGTTTTACATAGCGGGGGTTTCCCATCAACTCAACCTGGAACATGGATCTGAAAGTTTTCAAACATCTGTATCAGTGGAACGTGGCGATGGGTATTTGAAAACCTGGACTGAAATAAATAATAGTAACGGTGAATTTATCATATAAATAGGGAAAGGCCATGCAAGAAGCACTTCGAAAAAACCCAAACAAATCGCCAAAAAACTGGCAGGATTCTATTCGGCTCGGTAAAGTAATTGCCTCCGATCCAGAGGCCAAAACGGTTGATATCACAATGGTGAATGGTTCTGGGGTCCATTATAATGTTCCGGTCCTTACCTCTTTTGCTTCTTCATCAAGCGGGTTGAGCCACTTACCAAAACCTCACAACCCTAAAACAGAAGATGAAGACGGTTATGATACCCCCGTGGGATACGATAAAAGGGATATATACGCCATTATCGGGTTTGTTGAGGGCATTGGTACCATACCGGTTGTTTTGGGCTTTATGTACCCCGATGAGAACCAATTAAGTTTTCCCGATTCGGTAGGTACCAATCAAAAATTGGATCGCCATGAAGGTGACAGATACCACCGGATCACAGGAGACACAGTATCCGAGAACGGAGGAGAAGATGTTTCCAGTGAAGAAGAAATTCGTTATCCGGACCATTCTTATTTTAAAGTTGTCAAAAAAGGTGGGACTCGGAACCTCACAGACCTTTCAGACCAGAACCGGGATGCAGAAAAGACTCCGTTCCAACTTAAAAAAGAAGACCGGAAAGGATATTATTTTCAGCATACCACAGGTTCCCGGGTTTTTATGGGCCATGACGGTGAAATTAAAGTGTCTCATCGAAGTGGCACATGGATCTCAATTGGGCCGGACATTGACGACATTGCCAAGGCAACTGCCGGGGGCAAAACAATCGACAGTGCCAATGACCCCCCGGCATCAGGTGACGAGTCCACAGCACAAGTCCATATAGGCCATTCCAGTGGTACGACGATCACAGTTGATGCTTCTGGTAAGGTTACAATCGTTTCGACCCATGCCGAGATTAAATCGGGTAATATCGACCTTGGAACCAGCACCCTTTACAAATTGTTAGACGAACGAACCCATACTTACATGGGAACCCTTGTTTCCTCCCTAAATACTTGGCTGAATGAACATGACCATAACCATGATGATCCTGCCGGCACAACTACAACGCCGAACCAAACAGCATCGCTTGCTTCACCGCCAGACATTTCATTGGCTGCCACATCTGAAACTATGGCATCTTAACGGAGGGACGAATGTTTAACGTCACAAAATACTATCCAGCATCTTTAACCTTAACTGATTTGAGTGCTTCTGAGTCAAGCTCAAATTCAGCCACACCGAGCCACAGTCAGTATCAGAAAAAAGTCTCTCTGCGCCTTTACACCGATGGCAGTATCAGGGGTGCGCTTCCATCATCAAATGAATTTATTTTCCCCGTTAATCCTGAAGAGTTCAACGTCTCCCGGCAACATCGTGTTCAAGTTACGCAAACCCTTGGTGACCCCTTCATTGATGAATTTGGACTTGGACTGGCCACTCTTAATATTAGAGGGACAACTGGTTGGCGCGCCCGTCCTGGAGTCCAGAATGTGGATGGGTATGAAGCATTTAATCTGTTACACCGAAATTTTATCAATAAATATTTTGAATTGCGACTTGATAAACTAAAAAACCAGCAAGATCCAAGCGATATTAAACTGGTCATTATCAATAATGTGGATGATCTTGTTTTTGAAATTATTCCGGTTGATTTTCAATTGCTTCGGAACAAAGTAAAACCGTTATTATACCAATACAATTTGACCTTCAAAATCATTACTGACATGGGAGATGTTTCCCATGCCCAAACCTCTGCAGTAACCAATAAGATCCAGTCACGGAACTGGCTCACCACTTTAGTCAGTCGGGCAACGGCCCTGGCTGCCAAAGTATCTGCTTTTACGACTTCAGTTTGCCAAACGTTTGGAACTTTTATTCAAGATGCCGTGGACGTTATCAATACGGTTTCCTCCGGAGCCGCCGATATCGCAAATTTCTTATATGGCATTACAAGCACAATTTCCTCAACTTTGGATGCCGTTAGAGATGCCCAGACCATTATCCAAAATCTGGACCTTGATATAATGATAGAATTGAACCAGCTTTCAACTGTTCTTGGCGAATTCAACTGCTATTTGGCCAATGGTATCCAAGAATCCTGGTTGCCTGATTTTTCAGCCATTAGTGGCATCACCGATTGTGCGGCCACCCATGGTATTGAAGCCGGATCTTTGTCTGATAGCACAGGCAATACGGTTCTTTTTATCTCTGAATTGAAAGAAGCATCCAGACAAGGTGGCATCTCAACGACAATCGGCATCAAACATGAAGATGATAATTTGTCGAATGTTTTTTCTTCGCCTGAGACACCGGTTGTTGTGAGCAGCACCCTTGATACTACCTTGGTCACTTTACGGGGTATTACCAGGTCGGCGGATTCATACACATTGGATGAAGTTTACAATGCAATTGAAACTACGCTCAACACAATCACCCTTGATAAATCTTTGGCCTCAGATGATGACTATGATGAAAATCTTACAAAGATTTCTCAGTTTAAAACGGTGCTGGTCAAAACCGGGCAATCACTCATAGATATTGCTTATCAGGAATTTGGCCAAGTAGACCGGTGGACAGAAATTGCTGCTGCAAATGACATTGTGATTGAAAATGCAGCTTCCATGAACGTACCTCTCACCACTTTTACCGTTAGCAAAGACCTTTACCATGGCTCTACAAGTTTGGAACTTAATATCGATGTGCCGACCCGGTACGCCGAAGTCGGTTGTGTGTTGGAATTAAAAGATGCGTATGGTCACCAACAAAGTGTTCAGGTTAAAGAAATTAAGGGCAAAATTATCACCTTCTATGAAACAATTAGTCAACTTTTTACTGCTCCAATATCAGTGGTCCGGTATACAAACCTTGTTGGTTCTGGAGTTTATGACGGAAAAACTACACTCACTTCAAACGTTTCTCCGGGCCTTCAAAAGTTTCCGGTAGCTGCAGTCAAAGATATTTTTGTCGGATATACTTTATTCATCTCCGGTAAAACAGAAGCTCAGTCTTATACCGTCAGTTCCGTGGATTATCTCGAAAATTATGTCACCGTCGATGGATATTCTGTTGGCTTCCTGTTTGGTGATGAAGTGAAAATATTTAATACAGAAACGAATTTGACCAACCTTACTCCAGGAATCGAACTCAAGGTTCCAGTAATGAGTGGTGATAGCGCAAATGCCGTTCAAAGTGATACCGAGATTTATGGTGGGGATCTGACTCTAAATGAATTCGGGTTCCTCGATGTTAAAGATGGCGATCTTTCTTTGACGACAGGTCTTGAAAACCTGAAACAGGCGATTATCCATCGGGTAGTGAGTGATTATGAAAGTTTGATTATCCATCCCAAATATGGGTGTGGTCTGCTTGCCGTTATCGGTGAGAAAAACACACCATCGACCAGAGTCCTTGCAAAGGCTGCCCTGGTTGAGGCCCTGCAAAGAGAACCACGGATAGACAGCATTAAAAGTGTTTATGGCGTTACCGCCGGTGACAGTATCAAATTTTCAGTAAAGGTGGAATCTGTCAGCAGTAATACAGCGACAGATCTCAATTTTGTAATAGGAGGGAATTAAATGTTTCAGATAAAGTCCCATGATAGTATCATGGCATCTATGATCAACCGGATGACGGCAATGTCCGATGATCTGACTGATTTTAACATCGGTTCAAAAGTCCGGACAGTTTTGGAAGCTACGGCCACCGAAATTGACCAATACTATCAGGCCATGTTGAAAGGCCTTTATGAGGCCGTTCCTGTTGCCATTTATAAAACGTTTTCATTTGACCGCACGGCAGAAGCCGCCGCCAGTGGATATGTTTTGTTTCAAAAATCGGGAACTTCTGAGGTGACCATACCAAAAGGAACCCAGGTACAAATCCCTGGTGGCGATTATGTTTATGAAACACAAGAAGATTTTACCATCGCTTCCAGTGAAACTCAGGGGTATGTTTATGTCGTTTGTTCTGACACCGGTGAAGAAACGAATTGCCTTACCAGTGTGATCACCGAAATCGTTTCAACTCTGGACGATGCAATTGTTAGTGTTTCAAACCCTTCGGCTTTTACCACTGGTTCAGATGAAGAAACCGATTTAGAGCGGAAATTGCGGTTTCAACAATGGCTTAACACTTTGGCCCGTTCCACTAAATCATCCATCGAATATGGAACCTCAATTGTCAATATAACCGACGATTATGACAATATAACCGAAGAGGTCGTAAAATATATTGTTCATGAGCCCTGCATTGACGACGATCCAGCCGGAGATGTCGGGTATGTAAATGTATATTTGTGGAATGGGGTGGATGGGGCCTCAACAGAACTGATCGCAAAGGCCACCAAGGAACTTTATGGGTACACCGACGATGATGGCGAGAAAGTTCCCGGGTGGAAAGGTGCCGGAATAATTCTGACGGTCTATGCCGTTTCTTTGGATATAATCCCAGTGACGGCTACCGTTACCGTGGATGAAGATGAGGACCAAACTGCGATTGAGGTTCTGATCAAACAAGCGATTGATGATTATTTTCAAAGTCTGGATATCGGGAAAACATTGATCTGGGCAGAATTACACAAAGTTATAAAATCGGTTGATGGGGTGGAGGATCTTAGTTTAACCGCCCCTGAAGCCAATTCTGTTGCCACTGATTGGTATTATAAGAATGTAATGGGTACGGTTACCCTTTCCTATCTCACAGAGTAGAAGGGGTATCCTGATATGAGCAGCACACTTACAAAAATGCTTGAGTTCCTTCCGACTTGTTTTAATATCAGCCCACAGGCAATTTCTGCATTCACAATAAATTATGATGATGCCGACGCAAGATTAAAATATACGGTTCAGGATAATGTAATCAGCGGAAAAAGGTTTTCCAGTTTTTCAAATGATTTTGAAATCGATTTGGAAGGAAAAACCATTCAGGAAGTTGCAGATGAAATAAACGACATTTATAATTATACCACCGTCGTCTTTGGTGATGGAACCATGAGCGCTATGAGGCTTATGGAGGCCGACAACTCCCGGGATAGTATGGTTTATTCTTTCACTTCACCCACCTGGGCGCTTATAAAAGCCTTGGCCATCGAACTTAAAGAAGCCCATACAATGAAGGAAGAAGCATTGCGTATGATGAACGTTCAAGGTTCTGAAGGTATCATTACGGATTACTGGTGTGGGTTCCTTAACAGCACCAGAAATACAGGTGAAGGGGATGCCGCTTTCGGGCAACGGGCGATCAATGAAGTGAAACTGCCAAAATCTAACAATGTGGCAATGTCAAAAATTCTTTTTAAATATTATGGATATGACATTGAGGTAATTGATTTAATCTTCACTCAGACTGCCAGAATGGATATGAATTCAGCGAGCACACCATTACATAATACACAATATCCCATTGCCGATTCAACATCGATCAGTATTGAACCTGGGGTCTTTGGTATAATTATGCCTGATAACACAATCTCAACCTGGGGAACTGAAGAGGTTGCGGAATTGAGAGTTCTTGTCCATGCGGTTAAGGAAGCCGGCACCAGATGTAAAGTGTTTTGGAAAGATTTACCAGCAGAATCTTGGATGTATATGAATAATACCACGACTCCGGTACATGACACTGATTACATTTTGCCTTTTACGAAAACGACCGATTTTTTTACAATTTATTTATAGGAGATTAAACATATGATTACTGGAAACACAGGAACGGATTGGGAGGGTGAATATAGCGGTTGGGCTTATGATGAATCAAAAGGCTATTACATGGTGGCCAAAGAGTATCGGGAACCCGGCACATCGAATGGTATTCCCTTGCTTGATCGTGAGCTTAACGAGAACACCGAGATTATCATCAACCTCCTTCGACGGGCGGTCCAACATATCCAGGGGAACGGGGCTTATGATTCTGGTTTTAAAATTACCGAGTCTGGTAACACTCCCAACAACAACTTCACAATCACCGGAGGTGACAGTACCGCCGCCGGGGCCGGGTATATTTTTGTGGATGGCTGGATGCCTATTTGCCTTAGCAACAAGGAATACACCAACCAAACTTTTGGCCCCACCACATTGACAACACCAACGGATGGTGATCGGGTCGATGAAATTTATATCGATGTTTATTACAAAGAGTATTCACCCACCGATGACCCAGACATGAAAGATACCAGTATAAATCTTGAAACATCCCGGCGTATCGGTTTGGTTTGGGAAGTGAGGGTTAGTGAAGGAGGGGTAACACCCGCCAATTATGTTGATGGTAACAATATTCAGCATTTTTGCCACGGTTTGGCAGTTATTTACAGGCTTGAAGGCAATGCCCAGATCACAACTGAAATGCTTGTTGATATTCGGAATATAGAAAACAAACTGAAAAAAGATTATGTTCACGTCCAGAGTTCAGCCAGCGACACATGGACAGTGGAACATTTCCTCGATACTGCAAATTTAATCGTTCAGGTTTTTGATGATGACGGTGCAGGTATCGAAGGTGAAATTGATTACACGGACAGCAATGAACTCGTGATTACATTTGGCGGGGCCAGTATCGCGGGTAAAGCTTTGATTTATGGTATTTCTGCTTAACACGTTGACTCAGAACTTTTTCTATCCTAAACTATGACAGTAAATGATTACTGTTAAATTGCGAGGCAAGATATGTCAGACAAAAAAATATATGTACCATATGATTTTCAAGCTTCCATAAAAGTACAAGAATTGGCCACTTTGCCAACTTGGACTACTGAAGATCGCCGAAGAATCGTTCGATACTCTGGTGATGGGGAGTTTTATTTTGGTGGATCTGCCGGATGGGTTCCAATCAGCATGGGCGATCATAACCATGATACTGATTATGCTGCCATTGATCACAATCATGCCACCGTTTATGCCACCCTCAGTCATGCTCATGCTGGTGTTTATTCGACTGTTGATCATAACCATGCTTCCGCTTATGCGGCTCTTACTCATGCCCATGACTATTCAACCGCTTATGCAGCCCTCAGTCATGTCCATAGTGGTGTTTATGCGACCCTTAGTCACACCCATGATTATTCGGCCACATATGCAGCCCTTAGCCATACTCATACCACCTATGCGTCCACCAACCACACTCATACCACTTTTACGGCTTCTATTACCGTGGCTGGTGCAATTTCGTGTACGGATGGACTTTACGTGGATGGTCTTCAGGTTATCGGCGCCACCGGGATGATTGATTATTCATGGATAGAAAATCATCCAACTTATTGTAGCACCGACTGTGATTGTGATTGCAGTGATAACGCATAAGGAGCAACTATGGAAAAAAAAGATTTTGGATGTGGAATTACAACTGGCCTTGGCAGAAAATATTTAATCCGCACTTTGGTCGAAGAGGACCAAGTTAGTTTTGCCACATATGACACCCTACAACTCACCGATGAAAACGGAACAGATGTTTGGATAAGCCTTTGCGACGGAAGTGAAGTGTATCCAGCCAATTGCACTTTTGAAACCGAATTGCCGGAACTGGTACATAATGATGCCCCCTTGCCAGTACATTACACTCTTGGGAACCTGATCCCTGGTGAATTGTTTGGTAAATCAGAAGAATATGCCTTTCGGTTGCGGAGTGTTCTCACCCTGGACAAATCTTTTGATGTCCATGGTTTGAATCCAGAAACACTTTGGGCGATTCATTCGGACATAACAATTTTGATGAAGGCTGACGGCTCTTTAATATTGCCCCATAACAAATTTGCAGCCACTAAAACCAGTAAACAAGACGGTCGTAATTATATCTTGAGGCAAGGGGTCAGCGCCATTGCCCAAATTTACCTTGGCTCATCGCTTGGCGGTTTCAGTGGTGACGGTATCCGGCTCACCGTGAGTGAGGACATCGGTTATTATAGCAATCTTACTTTTGATGTTGAAGTTCCGATCACAAAGGCCGGGTTTCATGATTTCGGAGCAAATTTTTATGAAATAATGACAACCGATGAAACCCTCGAATGTTCTGCTGGAGGGACGGTACAAATGCCCGTCGAAGTGACCAATGCAGATGGGGGTGCTTACAATGGTGATATCAAGGTTTACATCAAAACTGATGCCGGTTATTTGCCCAGGACTAACCTTGAGCTGGTCGATGGATTGGGAGAATTCACCTTCATGGCCCTTGGTCTTTCAGTAGGTGAACTGGCCACTGTTAAATTCGGCTATAAATGGTATGAAAACTCTTCCTCAATTGACATCACGGTAGTTGCTTGATGTTAAATGTTTTCTTAGGGAACCGGTGCAATTTTGATTGTGATTATTGTTTGCAGCCGAAAAATCCTATTGCACCGGTTGTTCCCGACATGGACAAAATTCTTGATTATATCCGGGCCAATAACATCCGTGAAATAGGGTACTGGGGTGGCGAGCCCCTATTGTACTGGGACACGATCAAAACCGTCCACAATTTTTTCCTGGCTGCTGGTTTACAGTTCGACAAAGTTATAATGATCACTAACGGCAGCCTTTTGGATCAAGAAAAAGTTCAGTATCTTAATGAAAACAATTTTTATGTCTGTCTCAGTGAACATTCTGAGTATGGCGCCGCCAGGTGGGAAGCCTTTTCCAACATAAAAAAGAGCAGCATCAGTTTTTTGATCCGCCGGGGCAACGTCAACCTTTGGCAATTCAGAGAATTCGTGGCCGCTTTAGGCAGGACTTTCAACCGCCAATTTTATACGGCTGTCGGCTATGTCCGGGCCACTCCGGATTGTCCTGGAGAATATTACCTGACCCACGAAGATGTGAAAATCCATATGGCCCATTTGAGGGACTTAGAAAAATTACGGGAAAGGGGTGATTTCTTTGCCGAACAATTTTTTTCTCAACAATTAAAACGCTGGAAAGACGCTTTCTCAAAGCCTGCAACCCAGAATTCTTTTTGTTGTCACGAAGGAAAACTCACCACCGACCTGGCCGGCAATGTTTACCCCTGTCATTACTGCGCCAATATAGAAAATAGAATCGGGACTTTGGACGGCTATGTCCCACCACCCATGACACGACAATACATTGAAAGTGAAAAATGCCAAGAGTGTGAGGCAGCTCCTTGGTGCCAGGGAAATTGTTATCTTTCCACCACCCATGAAGTGGACTGCTTTTTGGCCTTGGAACAACATAAACTTTTTAAGGAACTCTCTGTATGAATTATTTGCTCGTTAATGAAAAAAAGGAAGCCTTTGTATATGATCCAGCCATGAATTTATTAACGGATACTGATGGCAAACCATTGTATCCAGATCCACAAAGGGAATGGCTATCACCAGAGGGTTGTCCGGACAAAGATAAAAAGAAGGTAAAAATACTGAAAATCCTTTTGGGACTTCAGTGCAATTACCACTGTGAGTATTGCAGTCAAACAGAAAATATCCCGATTAACCCCATAAAAAAACCTGATATAAAAGCCTTCCTGAAGATGGTGGCAGAAAAGAACTGGAACCTGAATAAAATCGAGTTCTGGGGTGGGGAACCGCTTTTGTATTGGGATAAAATTGTTGTCTTGGCTCCCGAGTTGTGGAAAATTTTCCCGGAAGCAAAAATGAGCATAATTTCCAATGGTTCCTTACTCACCCGGGAAAAAATTGATTTCCTGAAAAAATATAATATCCACTTGGTTATTAGTCATGACGGTCCCGGGCAATTTCTTCGCTCTGATGACCCTCTTCATGATCCTGAAATCCTTGGTATTGTAAAAGAGTTGGCCGAGAGCCCGGGGTATAAAGATCGTTCTGTTTTTAATGCCGTCCTCACACCTGGGAATCTGGACCCCTATGTAATTGTCCAACATTTGCAAAGAAGGGTCGGCAACGATGTCATTGTCAGCTTTGAAGGCGCCGCTTCAATCGGAGAACGTACCAAGGATAATAAGGCACTCCAATTTGATGACGTTACAGGCAGTTTGATGTCAGATATGATCACGAGTGGGATACTTTCCGGAAAGCTTAAAAAAACCTCGTTCATGTCCCATGTTAAACACTTTATTGAATCACTCGAAAACCATCGGCCTGCGAGTTCTCTTTACGGGAAATGCGGTATGAACAAGGCCGGAAATATTGCCTGTGATTTGGAAGGCAATATACTTTATTGCCACAATACAACCGAAAAAATTGGCCATTTGAATGATTTGGAATCCATCGACACTTCACAAATGACTATCTGGTCACAAAAACCAGGCTGCCGGGGGTGTTTGGTACAACAACTATGCAAAGGCGGTTGTATGATGACTAAACCAGGGGAAGCCTGGGAAGCATCTTGTCGGAACAGTTATTTTTATTACTTGGGGATCTTTGCAGCCGCTTTTTACCTTGTTACGGGTAATTTTTTGGACTTGATTTCCAAATTTCAGGAGGAGGAAAAGTAATATGGCAAGACATTACACTTGGAGCGATATGCTCTATGCCGAAAGTATTGAAAGCAATATAATTGCATCCACCGGGGCCTCTGGTTTAGTGGAACTCAAACGTGCGAGCAAGAAATTACTTGTACGCAACGACGGACCGAATGATGTATTCCTGGCATTTGATGAAGATACGGCTGAAACCACCGACTTCAAAATCACCAACGGAGACGGTTTGGTAGAACTCCCAGTCCAATGTGAAAAAGTGGCAGTTATCTGTGCCACGGGCGAGACGGCTTCTGTCCGGATCGGGAGTTGTTATTAATTCCGACGACCGGTAAATTATCCCTCATTCAAAACACCTTTTTAATGGAAAAATTATGGATCTTCAAAAACAAGAAATGATACTTGGCGAAATTCTGGAAGAATGTGATTTCGAAGAGAAAAAAAATAGTGGTGTTGAAATCACTGAAGTGGGAATGGGCCGTTCTATTGTGGAATACACTTGTGGTTTGAGTTCCCGGGCAAAAGAGAAGGGGTTCCGGGAACGAATGATAAAAATCGCTGCTCTTACCCTTGCAGCAATCGAAGCCTGGGACGCTGGCACCCTCGAAAAGGCTGTTTAAAATTCCAAGAGTTAAATCGTACAAAAAAGGCCGGTAAAAGCGAAAATTACCGGTCTTTTTGCGTTTTAATGGGGTTAGGAAATTGATAGATCTTTGCTGGTTGAGGCCCAATCAAAACCTGTTGTTCCTTAATTAATTTTTCAATTGAAGCCTGAACTTCTTCATCTTTAAAACAGGCACCATAATCATGCAGTTCAAACTCACCCTTATCGGTGTATCTGAGTTCCAGATTGTTCCGACAAGTAGGATTTTCGCAAAAGTACATGCTGAAAGAGGGCAGGGCGATACAGGCACACTTCCCCTTACAATCTATACACTGAACCCTGAGCACTCCGTCCAAGGAAACCAGAAACTTGTTATTCGTAGGAGAGAAATTTTTCTTGGTATTTTTGCTGGATGTCGTCATAATTCAAGGTTCCATATGTGTCATAGGTTGTTTTAAAACTGCGGTGCCTGAGTAACCCCTGAACTACCTCGATTGACATCCCAGAATCCTTACAAAGTCGGGCAAAGGTGTGGCGTAAAAGGTGGGGGTTTAGGTTCCCTGTTTTGCTGTTCGGGTTGGGTGAGGTGATCTGGGCCCGCTTTCCGATATTGGTGACAATGCGGTTAATCTGGGTCACCGTCAAATGGGCATTTTTCACTTTGGCTGCCGGAAAAAGATAACCTCCTTTTTTGCCTACCAGGAAAAATTTGATGTCCTGAAGGAGGCTGGCCGGCACCGGAGTGATTCCGGCTAATCGACCTTTTCCGATAAAAGAGATCCGTTCTCGACCCCAATCAATTTTCTCGATCAGGATGGATGCCACTTCTTCCCTTCGGAGCCCACAATGAACCATTAATCGGATCATTATCCTTTCCCGAAGGCTTTGGCAGTTATAAAGAAGACGCTTGATTTCAGACAGTTTCAGAGTGTATTTTCCATTGGAAGCCATCATTCCTCCTTGATATCATATGATTTGATTTTATATCATATGATATGATATGGTTCGATCTCATATGATATGATATGACTGGATTTATTTCATAGGCAGGGGAGAAAGTCAAGGAAGGCTTAAAACAAAAAAAAGAACCCCGGCACAAGGCCGGGGCGGTATAGGATTATCGTTTATTTTATAAATTTTTCAAAATCAACATCTGCCTGTCCCATTCTCCCAAAATAATATATTTGACATCCGAGGTCGCGCCTCCTTTTTTTAAAACTTTTTTAGCTGTTGATCTGACGGATATCTTTTTTGCTTCAATCGAAACACCATAGGCGGTAAATTAATAACGACTATATCATGTAAATTGG